TCGAAACGGTTAATCACGGCATAAAAGCCTTCTGAATGCCCGTCTTCCCATGCTACGTTGAACAGCACACCAGCCTGCGCCATAGTCAAGTTATTTTCGATACCAAGGTCCCGTTGCAACTCATTACGGCGTGACTGTTGTGAACGACGGTACGCTGCAATTTTAAGATCATATTCAGCGTTTACAATCTGCCACGCTTCCATTTTGTCTGCATAGTCTCGCAGTGATTGTGGGTCATTGCGGTCGAACACACCTGCTGGTTTTGAAGTGCGAATTGGCCGTTGAATATCATCGCCAGCGTAATAGTTGTTTGACTTAAGTGTCATGTTGTTTCCTTTAGGGCTTCGCGGGCAATTTCTTCCAACTCCCACACCTCAGTCTGATTATGGATGTCATCGTATGTTCTTGCTCTAGCAATCCTACCCAAAGCCAACTCAAGTTCCACGATCCGTCTCTGCTGTTTCGACCAATCTGAATTGTAGTTGTTGTAGTCAGGCAAAACAGCAACCACAGCGTCAGCAGCATCTTCAATGCCATTAACCTCACACATGCTACTGACATGTGTGTAAATAAGGTCTGAAATTTTGGCGTGTAAATCCATTAATATCTCTCCTTTGTTATCTTACTTGGACACCATATCAGAACAATTTAAGCATGTCAAGAAAAAAGTTGTTTCCGATAAATACTTACAGCAGAGCGCGTTATAAGGAGAAGATGAATGGCAGTTCTAGATAAACTAAGTGTACCTTTAGGGGACAGTGGTGAAAGCCGTGGCACCTTGATGCCGAAACTACAATATCGTTTCCGTGTAAACTTCATAAACATGGGCGCAGGCGATACAAGCTATGTAACACACAATGTTATTAGTGTCCAACGCCCGAATATGTCACATGAAGAAGTTGTCGTGGATACATACAATTCTAAGATTTACCTTGCTGGTAAGCATTCATGGGAACCTATTACAATCGAGCTACGTGACGACATTGATTCAAGTACCAGTAAGGTACTAGACGGACAAGTTGCTAAGCAGATTGATATGGCAAACCAAAGTTCTCCAAGAGCCGGAAGTAGTTATAAGTTCGAAGTTACCATTGAAAACTTGGACGGCGGCAATCCAGCCCCAGAAGTCCTTGACATATGGGAATTGTCAGGTTGCTATATTGCAAATCTAACATACAATGAGTCAAACTATAGTTCAGGTGGTGAATACCAGTCCATTTCAGTTCAGATCAAATTTGATAATGCTGCTCACACAGTAGGTGGCGTGGATGCGCTTACCGACCCTAACTTACCCGCTGATTCTGGCAGTGCGTCCAACGCAACGTCGTAAGGCTTAATTGATGTCTATTCGTAATTTTGCACAAGGAGCGTTCCGCAGCGACGGCGACCAACTCCTTGTGCCGCGCCAAAAATTTAATTTCACATTGGTGATTGATCGTGTAAATCAGTCACCAATTGTTTTTACCCGTGTAAGCAGCGCTTCTGCCGCGAGTTATGGTGTCGATAGCACAATTATGAATCAATATAACAACAAGCGCGTAGTTCAAACACGCCTTAATTACGAACCAATCACAGTGGCATTCTACGATACATTCGATAATGAATGGCACACCCTAATGCAAGCCTATTTGGCTCATTACTTCAATGGTGAAAACGGTATCGAGCAACGTACCAGCTTAGAAGGCATCAATACGACCGACCCTTCATTCAACACAGATTTTGGATTTACCCCCAACGCTGTTCGATACTTTTTCCCCCAGATTAAAATTATTCAAAATGGTTATCGTGGCCGTTATCGCGAAACGATTTTGGTAAATCCGACAATTACCAACATGCAAGGCGACACATTAGATTACAGCGACAGCCAGCCTGTCAAATACAATGTGACCTTTCAACCAGAGAGTATTCAAGTTGAAGACAAGTCTGGTGAACCCCCGCACATACCAGACGAATAATAGCTAAATATTGTCAGGATAAAATGCAATGAAAATTAAACAAATTACAGAGGCATTAAAGCCAAGTCAATATCGTCCATTAGTCAAAGGCTGGGACAAAGAGCGCTATGCAGATATTTTCACCAATTCAAAATACAAGCATGATAAAAATGGCTACCGCGTGTTTATTCCTATCGGAGCAGTTTCAGTTGCTGACACATCCCCAGTTCAAACAGAAATTGAAAGTTCGTTGCAACAAAGTGGATTTGAAATTGTCGATTATGCCAAAGGGATTGCCCAAAAGAAAGACACAAAACAAAACATTAAAATTGGCAAATTGTTAACAAAGCTAAAGCAGCAAGAGTTATTGGGTAAATTTAATACAGATAAAACACGAGAAGGTACCAAGAAAGAATATATGGTTGTCATATCCAGACATCCATATGATATTGGTGGCATGTCTACAGGTCGCGGCTGGACCTCATGTATGAATTTAGAGGATGACGGATCGAGCAAAGAGTATGTGCCTCTTGATGTAGCGGCAGGGACACTAGTTGCCTATGTGACTGATAAGAATGATCCTGACTTAAAGAACCCAACTGGCCGAGTATCTATTAAGCCATTTGTTGATATATTAGGATCAACACATGTTGAATTTGGAATTGAAAATAGGGTGTATGGGACACAAGTTACTGGGTTCATAGAAGCAGTTAACACATGGGTTGACGAAATAAACGACCAAAATATATTAGATACTGTCGTGGCTATTAAATTAGACCCCCGACTGTATAATGATAGTGGTTTTTCATCGGCACCAACATTCAAAGGCGGCTCAATAGAAACTCGTGATGTGATGAAATCTGTATTTAACAACCCATATACCATAGCTGATTATGAATCCCCATCTCCAAAATTACAACTAATAGCGGTGACGCAAAGTAGCCGTGTAATACAATTTATCAATAACCCAACTCTAGAAGCACAACTGGCAGCGGTAAATGGATATGGGGGTGTAATAGAATATATCGAAAATCCATCTCTGGAAGTACAACTGGCAGCGGTAACAAGGAGTGCTCGCGCAATAGAATATATCAAGAATCCATCTCCAAAAGTACAAATAGCAGCGGTGAAGGCAAGCGAATATGCAATAGAATATATCAAAAATCCATCCCCGGAAGTACAAATGGCAGCGGCAACCAATAATGGATATGCAATAGAATATATCGAAAATCCATCTCCGGAAGTACAACTGGCGGCGGTAAACAACAATGAATATGCATTGGAATTTATCAAAAATCCATCTCCGGAAGTGCAACTGGCGGCGGTAAATGCTGAAGGACAATTGATAAAATTTATTAAGAATCCATCACCAGAAGTACAAATGGCAGCAGTAAAGAAATTCGCACTGTCAATTAGATACATCAAAGACCCGTCTCCTGAAGTCATAGCATATGCCAAGCAAAATAGCTAAATATTGTTATGACAAAATTTCAACAGGGCGATTATCAACCTAGAAACCCTGAAAAATATATTGGGAAGCATATTCCACATTACCGTAGCGGCTGGGAACTAAAATTCTGTCGTATGTGCGATGATCATCCTAATATTTTGGCATGGGCGAGCGAAAGCCACAAAATCCCATACATCCATCCAATTACAGGCAAACATTCTAATTACATACCCGATTTCTTTGTGGTTTATGTGGACAATGACGGTAAAAAGCATGCAGAGATTGTTGAGATCAAACCAAGCGGCCAGATTGTTGGAAACGCTAAGGGACAGTATGATCAAGCACAAGCGGCGATCAATGAGGCAAAATGGACCTATGCCCGACAATGGTGCGCACGCCAAGGCATCGGGTTTCGAGTCGTAACTGAAAAAGATATATTTAACAAGCCGCAAAAATCAAGAGCACAGCGTAAACCAAAGGTTGCCAAAGTGGCTAGTAGGAAAAAACGATGAGATATCAGCAATTATTTGAGTCAAACACAACATTATACCATGGTGATAACGTCGGGACCACGGCATTACATTCACAATGGATGATGCATGGTGAAAGTAACAACCAAGAAGGCGTGGGAATATATTTTACCCCAGACATCAACGCTGCAAAAGCATACGGGACCAAAATATCATCTATCGATATCTCTGGATTGAAGATTAAAAAGAGCAGAGACTTGGTTGCTGATGTCATTTCACGTGCCGCTGGTACAAAATTAATACACCACCTAAGCAAGACGTCAGAAGATTTTTGGTATTTGCTTACAGATTACGGCATTGAATTGTCTGAGCCAACTGACATGATGGATCATCATATGGCTGAATTGTTTGATATGATGAAAATGAATGAAATTCGAAACTGGCAATTGGCATTGGCAGAAGCTTCGAATATCAATGCCTTTGTTGCTGGATGGAATAAGTTTATCAAAATAGATGGTATATATGAAACAGACTCAAAATTCTACGCCATTATCAATACAGACATAACCGCAACGCCAGTTAACTTTTAAAGGAAGTCACGATGAAATTAAATGAAATAAAAACAAATAAAGTTAAATCAGATAACATGCCATTAAATGAGGTAGCAGTCAACTCAAGTTGGATCGAAGACTTGGAATATGACGGTGACTTCGGTGACGTTATTATGACATTAAATAGCGGCAGATCGTACCAAATTTCGGGTGTTCCTGAAGGGATGTTTGAGGAGTGGGTTATGGCCGATAGTAAAGGTAAATTTTGGCACAGTGATATAGTCGGACATTACCGGACAACAAGGATATAATATGACAAAAAAATTAGAAGAAGTATTCAATTTACCGTCAATGAGCGCACGAAAAACACCTGAAATTGAAGAAGACGAAGATGACGAATATACGATAGAAGAAATGCACCAGATCATGGAACGCGCTGACAAAATCGACGCAGCGCTGCCCCAAGTTGTTGGTCTCGACAACATGGATGCAGACTTTGACGGATATGCAGATAAAGCAATCGAAGCATTTGACGAGCTAATTGAACTAGGCAAGAACGTAGAAGATAGATTTGCTGGCGACATTTTTGGTGCTGCCAGCAGTATGTTGGGCAATGCACTGACTGCCAAGACCAATAAGGCACAAAAAAAGTTGGAAATGATTAAGTTACAGCTTCAAAACAAAAAAATAGCGCACGAAGAAGACAAGCTAGACTACTTAAAAGCACGCCACCTTAAGCAACCGGACAATGATGATCCACAGGAAACTGAGGGACATATCATATCCACACGTAACGATATGCTGAACGATATAATCGCAGGCATGAAAAGAGACGAAGACACATAAATACCAGTATAGATTACAGGAGACTCCTATGGTTAAACAATTAGGTCATTATTTGGCAGAAAACGAAGCGGTCCACGAATTCCGTGTAAAAATCGCCAAAGAACCAACAGACGAACAACTCGACGCAATGGAGTTGCACCTACGTAAGTATGACGGCTACGACATTACTACGCCTTCAAAGACCATCATGCAAAAAAATCCTCGTGATTTTCGCAGCATTGACGCGGCAGAGGTGTATATGATTGACTTCAAAACACGTCAACCAGCATCCCCATTACAACTGTTGGCAGAACTAACACAAAAAATGGGTATTCACGAACGTTTCATCATTGTGCGTAACAAGCACGAGCCTCTACATATTGAGGACGAAGCGGAAGAGAAAGTAGAAACAACATACAAGCCACGTCTAACAGACGCGAAATATTCGGATGCTGATAAAGTAAAAGCCACTGACTATTATGGTGACAAATATAATGCGTCCTTTATTAAAGACCTTGCAAAAGGCCGTAAAGAACATACGACCAAAGTGAAAGTGAAGAAATAATGGATAAGAATACTTTAGACAGAATGCGCGAACTTGCAGGCGTTGCCCCAATTGCGGAAACCGAAGCAGACCAATCACGTAATAACATGTATCAGATTAACGAAAGCCTAAAGGCCGTGAATGAAAAAGAAGACACCTCAAGTAAATCACATGGCGTGACGTTGGCACATAACCCAGACAACCCGTGGTTTCCTAATGAAAAAGACGACAAAGATGACAAAGATGATGAACTAGAAGAAGGCGCAAAGCCTGATTTTAGTGATATCGATGATGATGGTGACAAAGAAGAAACAGCCAAGAAAGCTGCCGCAGACGCAAAGGATGACACTAAAACTGAATCTCAGCAAATGCGTGAATGGGCAAAATCAGTATATGAAACTGTTGAAGACCTTGACGAAACTGATGGCTGTAATTGCGGTGACGTATGCAATTGTAAAGATGCAGGCGACACCCTTGAAGAAGAAACAGAAGAACTTGAAGAAGAAACAGAAGAACTTGAAGAGTCTTCTGAAGGCCGTCCGTATGTTGCAGTTCATGCTAAAAAAGGCAAAACAGACGTAACAGGCACAAGCTCATATGGCGCAGCGGAAGCCGCAGCTAAAAAGTGGGGACTAAAGTCCACCGCAGGCATTGACGTGCATTTGGCCGACGTAAAGCACGTTGCCACTGAGCAACAGCAAATGCGCGAATGGTCAAACTCAGTTTACCAGAACTACGAAGATACAGGCCATATCATGGACCAGCCAGAGGGTGAAACTGTTGATCTTAGCCTACGTCGTTACTTAAACGCTGAACCAACTAAGGTGCAGGTTGTAGAAGAACACACGCCTAAGTCGCTAAATGAGTCTTACCAGTCATTCAAGGCTAAAAAGTAAGCACGCATGTCGCAAAATACTGATTTAGTAAAACGACCGTATCAAACTGAACGGATGGCACAATCAGAGCTTAGGGAATTGGCCCTTTGCTCTATTAATCCGTTGTACTTTATTCGTAATTATTGTTTCATCCAGCACCCTACTAAGGGGCGGATGCCATTTGACCTTTATGATTTTCAAGAAGGTCTGATAAATTCGTACAATGATTATCGTTTTTCAGTCAGCCTACTATCTCGACAAACGGGTAAGTCTACCTGTGCGGCGGCATATTTGCTTTGGTTTGCAATGTTTAAACCTGATAGCACTATCTTAGTTGCGGCCCACAAACGTGACGGCGCAAATGAAATTATGACCCGACTGCGATACATGTACGAGAGTTGCCCTGACAGTATCAGAGCGGGCGTTACAACGTATAACAAGGGTTCTTTGGAGTTCGACAACGGTAGCAAAATCATTGCACAGGCAACCACCGAGAACACCGGACGAGGCATGTCCTTGTCGTTGGTGTACTTGGACGAATTTGCATTTGTGCCGCCACGTGTTGCACAAGAATTTTGGACATCAATTTCACCTACATTGTCAACTGGTGGTAAGTGTATTATTACCTCTACTCCAAACCAAGATGATGACCAATTTGCTCGTATCTGGAAACAGGCTAACAAGCGTATCGACTCATATGGCAACGAAACAGAAGTTGGTGTAAATGGTTTCCGTCCATATCTTACTAAATGGGATAAGCACCCAGATCGTGACGAGGTATGGGCAGAAGAAGAACGTCAGAAGATCGGCGACGAAAGATTCCGTCGTGAGCACGAATGTGAATTCATTGCATTTGACGAAACACTTATCAGTTCAATTTTCCTAAGTGAAATGGATTTGGGCACGGAACCTATGCGCAAGCATGGACAGGTTCGGTGGTATGACAAAATTAGAGACGACCAGACATATTTGGTAGCGCTTGACCCTAGCTTGGGCACAGGTGGTGATCCTGCCGCGATTCAAGTATTTGCAATTCCAGGAATGCGACAAGTCGGTGAATGGCAGCATAATAAGACACCGATCCAAATGCAAATTAAACTACTAAAGGCTATCTTAGAAGAAATTGAGGAAGAAGCCCCTAATAGTGAAATCTATTATTCAGTAGAGAACAACACGATTGGTGAAGCCGCCCTGATAACCATTGAGGAAATGGGCGAAGAGTTTATACCTGGCACCTTCTTAAGTGAGCCAAAGAAGAAAAATAACGGCAGACGTTTCAGAAAAGGGTTCAACACCACCAACTCAAACAAGCTTGCATCATGTGCAAAGCTAAAGCGTTGGATAGAAGAAGGCACTATGAAAGTTCGTAGCAAAAACCTTACTCGTGAGCTAAAAACATTCGTGGCCAAAGGCAACAGCTATGCAGCAAAAGATGGCGAGACAGACGATCTAGTCATGTCAACCATTCTAGCTATTCGTATGGCCATGCAGGTTTCGCGTTATGATCCCGACGCCTTTGAAGACCTCAAAGACAGCTTTGACGACAGTGACCTACGGCGTCCAATGCCAGTTGGTTTCCTGTAAGTAAGCATAAATATACACAATAGAGGTTATTATCATGACATATTCAGTAGACATCATTGCGCAGCAACTTTTCAAGACTATCAAAGGATTCGGTCATACCATCGTATTATTTACAGACGATGGACAAAAGACCACTGATCCTAACGACGCGCGTCGTTTTTATGCAAAAGATATCCAGATGATGGTAAACTTTGTTGTTGACGAAACAACAAACGAAATTGTGGTCAATCTCAGCAAAGACTCTGATATCACCGAACTTCGCCCAATGTTATCTTCTATCCGCAACTTAGCCAACCGTTATATTATTGAATATACAGTAAAGACTTTTGGCAAATCAATCGCACCAAAAGACTTTGCATACCAAGCTAAAAATACAATTGAAGAAGCAACTAACGATGAACTAAATGAACTTGACTGCTGGGATGGCTATAAGAAGCAAGGTACTAAAAAAGGTACTGGCAAGAACAAAGACAAACGCGTAAACAATTGCGTTCCAGAAAGTAACGATGAAATAAATGAAGGCTTCAGTGGTTGGGCAGGATCAGCCCGCAAGAGTGTGAACGAACTAGGTGACGCCCGTATCGTTGTCAAGCACAAACGTAGTGTAGACGAAGAAAAACGCGGCGCACGTACACGTCAGATTGAAAGCATCTTTATCGAAAACTCTGACGGCGAACGGTTCAAGTTCCCTAGCACAAATGTCACCGCAGCGAAAGCTATGGCACGTCACGTAAAAGAGGGCGGCGTCCCGTTTGACGACTTCGGCCAACATATTTACGGTATCATGGAAGAGCTTAATCAGCTGAAGACATTCCACCGCAAGAACAAGCGCAACGACTTCTTTGAAGACGCGGCGATCAGCGAAGAAATTGGTACACATATTGGCAACCTTCGTGCCAGTCTAAAATCAATGTCTGGTAAAAATGGCTATGACAAGCAGTTCGAAAGCTTCACCAAAGAGAGCGAAGACGTATCACAAGAACGCATTGATGAGCTAAAGGACGAGACAACTACGACATACTTTGACGAAAGCATTGCTGCCGCCCTGCCTTACGTAGCCCGCATTATTGAAACATTGCGTGGTCGCCAGTCAAATGAAACTGCTGTAGTAGAATTTGCACGACTGATCATGGGCAACGCGTCCATTTCTCTAAGTGAGGCATGCGACGACGACGACGATCTAGATTCCCCTGAACTACAGAACCACAAAGATCAGCTTGACGAGATCGGTGCATGGGCAAAATATTTGGCACCCCGTATGCAAAATGAAGAGCTTGCAAGCAAAATGACACATATGGCAGAAAATATCGGCACGGTCGGCACAGGGCATGCCAGAATGGCTATGTCAGCAATCAACGTAATCCGTCAAAATGGACGGGTAGCCGAAGCAAGCCACATTGCTGCCGAAAAAAATGACGCAGAAGCGGCTGAACGCGACAAAATCAGCGAAACTTTCGATAAATATACAGTACGCAAAATCTTCGGTGTATAAGTTATAAGCGAGGCGTTATGGTAACACCTCAAATATTGACCAACCCCGAAAAATAGTGTATTATCAACGTATTACAAGAGATGATTTGTGATACGTTTGTTAAAATAAACAAACTAGGACCGGACTATCCGGATACATTATGGCTATTATAGGAGACCATCATTATGGCAACATTAGCAGAAATCCGCGCGAAACTTCAGGCGCAAGAAAACAACCAAAAAGGTAAAGGCGGCGGGTTCGATAACGCGATTTACCCACATTGGAATACCCCCGAAAATGAAACAAGTACTATTCGCTACCTCGCAGATGCCGATGAAGCGAACGACTTCTTTTGGCGTGAACGCCAGATGATCAACATCACCTTCCCTGGCATTAAAGGCCAAGACGAAGGCAAAGCAGTAACTGTTAAGGTGCCATGCATCGAAATGTGGGACGGCCAGAAATGCCCAATCCACCAAGAAATCCGTCCTTGGTTCAAAGACCCAAGCATGGAAGACATGGCTCGCAAATACTGGAAGAAGAAAAGCTACCTATACCAAGGTTTGGTAGTTACGTCTGGCTTCACAGAAGAAGAAACTCCGGAGAATCCAATCCGCCGTTTCATCAATTCTCCACAAATCCACAACATTATCAAGGCGGCACTAATGGACCCTGACTTCGGGGAACACATGCCAACTGATTATGACGAAGGTGTAGACTTCCGTGTAGCCAAGACAAAGAAAGGTCAGTACGCTGACTATACCACTTCAAACTGGGCACGTAAATCACGTAGTTTGAACCAAGAGGAACGCGACGCGATTGCTGAACATGGGTTGTATGACCTTAACGATTTCATGCCAAAGAAGCCTTCCGAGGCAGACTTGGACATTATGTTCCAAATGTTCGAAGCAAGTGTCGACGGTGAACTTTATGATCCAGAACGTTTCGCGGATCATTATCGTCCTTGGGGTATGGATGCACCAAGCGGTGGCGCAAGCAACCGTGCAGTCACACCACCAACTACACCAGCGGCAACGGATACTGTCGATGAGGCTGACGCCAAAACTGAAGCCAAAGTTGAAACCAAAACTGTAACCAAGCCAGCAGAAACACCAAAGGCCAGCGGCGACGCAGCAGACATTCTTGCCGCTATTCGCGCACGCAAAGATGCTTAACTAAAAACTTCACACTTAAACTTAAGGGCGGGCCAATAGGTCCGTCCATTTTATTCAACAAGGAGAAGCTAATGGCTAAAGCTTTCGACGTATCGAAATTCCGCAAAGGCATCACTAAGAGTGTTAAGGGCCTATCAGTCGGTTTCAGAGACCCAAAGACATGGATTTCAACTGGAAATTACACACTCAATAAACTTATCTCAGGTGACTTCAACAGGGGCATTCCACTAGGCAAGGTGACTATGTTCGCAGGTGAGTCCGGATCAGGTAAAAGTTTTATCTGCGCAGGCAACCTAGTAAAATCTGCCCAAGATCAGGGCATCTTTGTCGTATTGATCGACTCAGAGAACGCACTCGATGAAAGCTGGTTGCACGCACTTGATGTAGATACTGACCCACTCAAACTGCTAAAATTGAACATGGCTATGATCGACGAAGTTGGTAAGGTTATTAGCGAATTTGTCACACAATATCGCGCAGAACATGGCGAGACTGACCCAGATGATCGCCCAAATATATTATTTGTGATCGATAGTTTGGGCATGCTTATGTCGCCAACTGAGATCAATCAGTTTGAAGCTGGTGATATGAAGGGTGACTTTGGCCGCAAAGCCAAGCAACTCAAAGCACTTGTTACTAACTGTGTCAATATGTTTGGTGACTTGAACATCGGCCTAGTTGCAACAAACCACACGTATGCGTCACAGGACATGTTCGACCCTGATGATAAAATTTCAGGTGGATCAGGTATGATTTTTGCTAGTTCAATCGTTGTTGCGATCAAAAAATTGAAGCTAAAACTTGACGCAGACGGCAATAAGACCGCACAGGTACATGGTATTCGTGCAAGTTGTAAGGTCGTTAAGTCACGTTATGCCAAACCATTCGAAACAGTTCAGATTAAGATTCCATACGAAACAGGAATGAATCCATATTCCGGTCTTGTAGATTTCTTTGAAGGACATTCAATATTGACAAAGAGTGGAAATAGTTTAGAATACATTGACAAAGAGACCGGAGAGGTGTATAAGATGTTCCGTAAGGCTTGGGAAAGCAATAAGAACGATCATCTAGATACCATCATGGCTCAATTTGACATGGTAGACCCAACGGCAATCGTGCCTGTAGAAGACGACGAAATCAATGAAAATGAGATCGACGAAAATGAAAATTCCGGCTAACTGGACATTTGATAATACGGACGTGGCTGCTAATTTTGACAGTCACGTCCGTGAACAACTGCCATGGTATGATATTGTGAGCAACGCGATTTCTCAGATAGGCAACCACTATATTCCCGAAAATGGTGTCGTGTATGATATCGGTGCCAGTTCTGGTAATATTGAAAAAGTGCTAATGAGCACCCTTTCAGACAGGGACGTAACATTTATCCCAATTGAAAAAAGTCCTGAAATGGTTGCGACCTACACGGGATCATATGACGTCTTGGCTATGGATGCCACTGACGTTGAGTATGAACCGTTTGATTTTGCTGTCTGTTTCCTTAGTATGATGTTTATACCACCACATAAGCGGATTG